AGCGTGGATACATCAAGACTTACATTTCAAGACAGTTATAGAGCCTTTCAACTTATCGTGCGTCTGGCTTCTTCTGGAACACCAGATGATATTGATAATGTTCTTGAGTTTATTAACTTGCCGACAACTTTTTCTGCGTTGCCCGTTAATGTATCGTAGTCATCAAAAATCACCAAGCAATCCTTGAACTCATCTAACTCTGGGAAGTCGTCAATGAATGACTGGATATTAACTCTATTTAAGAAGGGTAGTGCGTCAAGTGTGCTATCCTCACCTAACTTACTAACTAAATAACACTCACGGTCTGGGAACAGTTTTTTATAGCATTCGGCGATGCCTTTTGCTATGTAGGATTTACCAGACCCGGACGCTCCGGCAATGTAGAAGACCTCCCGTTTTTCTGGGTCGGGACTTGGAAGTAGTTGGAACTGCCCGTCGTCGTCCAAATCCACATTCTTTGTATTTTTAGCATCAGACAATATGCGTTCATAAAGGCTTCTTCCCAAAGCAGTTTCCCCTATGAGTTGGTCTGGTTCAAGACCTTTCTGATGAGCCTCTTGAAGCCGATTGATTAGTTGAACCCGCTCTTGGGGCTTTACTCCACGAAGTTCCAGTTTGTATTTATTAGCGTTAATCTCCAGTCTTCTCTTCCCTTTGCCGGTAAGGTTCTCTCCATCATTAACATACAACACTTTACCATCGTCAGAACCGCCCTTGACAATAGCAATAGGCTTTGAACCTTTAGAGTTCTCAAATGATAAGGAAGGCATATTCTATATAACACCCTTATATTTTTTCTAAAAGTGAAAAACACTTATCGGTCTTATTTGGCGGAAAACGGAATATACACAAATCCTCCAGTTAATGTTCTTGAGTTGAGTTTTTTAAAGAGTTGGTCTTCGGCGTGTCGGAGCCGTGATAAAACTTTTCCTTTATCTTTGGTTTGAGTAGCCTTTCTGAGGTCGGCAACAAGGGCATCGTTGGTGTTGTCGTATGAGGAAAGTCTGGCTGAGAAGTCAGCAATGGCTTTGTTTGTGTAAGGGCTCGTGTTATTATTTCCCACAACATCAGCAAGGGTCTTAACATCTGAATAAAGCACATATAGTTTCCCAAGATTTGAGTTGAGGATTTTATTGTATTTCTCCAAATCCCGCTTGTTGTTCTGGAGTTTTGCTAATGCGAACTTGCGTTTGATGACTATGATACATTAACGGGCAACGCAGAAAAAGTTGTCGGCAAGTTAATAGATGACCTCGCAACTATGGGTCGCCATACTAATACTACTATGTTGTGTCTGTCCCACTACCTTACCAACTACAAGAAAACCCGTCTGCTCCTCAACGAAGCAACCCATATCGTCGTATATCCTATGGCGACCTCCTTCCACGCCCTCGGCTATCTCCTCAAGACCCATATCGGAATGACAAAAGATGATGTCCGGGATTTGAAGAAAATGGGTAGATGGGTATGTGTTTATAAACATTACCCTCAATGGTTAGTTTCTCCGCAACACGCCAGAGTGCTTATTCAGTAGTTCATCAATCTCCTTCCATTTCTTCTCCTCCATCTGTTTCCTTATTGCCTTATCACGATGGTAGTTAATCTCATTCAAAATCATCATTACAACCATACCCGCCAGAAACCCAAACTGCTCTCTCATCTGATTATAGAGGAGAAATGCCGAAACTTAATATAGAAGTTCTTATCAGCCATCTTGAAGATATTGATGAGAAACTCGGCATACTATGGGCGGAATGTCAAAACTACGATTTATTGTCTGGATTAGAGGAAGAACGAAAGCATTTACGAAGGATTATTGAAACTCTTGAGTGGCTTCTAAAGGCGGGTCAGAGCGGGTCGGCAAAACCGCTGAGTGTCTGCCTCATAAAAGAGGACAAATAAGGGTTGGGTTGCCTATCAACTCCTAACGGGGCTTCTTGTATTTTTATTGAATGGACTTTGTGGTTTGCTTGACCCGGTCTGACCCCGATAATAAAGTATAAGCACTCTATATAGAATGGAAAACTATTTAGCAACTGCTGGTCTTTCTACTGGGTCTATAGTGGCTCTGGGTATATTGTATAGAGTTTGGAGACATATCAAAGGCAAGAAACTCATTTCTGACTGTTGCGGGTTGAAGGGAGAGGTGGGGGTAGATGTTCGTGATATGAGCCCGGCGGTAGGGGAGGTAAAGAAAGAAGAGGGTCAGTGTGTAATGGCTCTGGATTTTGATGCGATACAGATAAGAAATCACGCCGTATCTTTAAAAGAGCCTCAGAAGCATCTTGAGGAGAAAGAAACTTCATCAGAACTCCATATCCATCTTCCCCGACAATCTGAGGTGGAAGTGAGCGTTCCCTAACAAACTGTGAGAGCCACCTATGACACCAATCAATATCAGAAGCGGTTAATGGTTTAGTGGGATTTAAGAACTTCTTGACTTCCGACTTAGCCATCGCCTTTGGTTTTACCCAAGTTTCTTGCTCTGGTTTCTCTGGTTTTACTTTCTTCTGCCTTATTGGAGACGACCACATATTCTAACCTTATAATAGATTATAAATGGAAGGACTTGGCGAAGTAAAATCATATCCTCTTTCTGATGCGGATATTAGAAAGATATTAGGAAGAGACATTAAGATTATCACCTATCCTCAACTGGGGAATATGAGAAGTATCAACGAAGCCTTTGACAAGAAAGGACGATGTGTAATGTTGTATTTGACTGAAGACGAAACGACCGGTCATTGGGTATGTATGTTAAATAAGAAAGATAGTATAGAGTTCTTTGACCCTTATGGAGAACCGCCAGAAGCCCCTCTTGATGATATGCCTCAATCTAAACTCCAAGAACTTAATGAAACTCGTCCCTACCTTACTGCCTTACTCAAAGCCTCCGGGAAACCGGTGTATTATAATCATTTTGCCTTCCAAAAAGACAAGAAAGATGTGAATACTTGCGGTCGTCATTCTGTAGTGAGATGCCTCTATGGAGCGTATCCTCTTGAGAAATACAAGAAGATAATGGACGATACTGGAATGACCCCCGACAACTTTGTATCCGCACTTACTGGGGAAATGTTAGGAAAATAATATGATAGTCTAATATAGAATGTATAAGTCATCTTGGGAAACTTTTGGTAGTGCTGAAGACCCAGACTTGGTGTATTACAACGCATCAATCGTCAATAACACAACTACGGATACGGCAAATGGTCGTGCCTTCCTTGACCCTCCTATTAAGTTTAACGAGACCCGTGATACTGCTATTATCAAGGACGCATCAAAGTATCAGTTTTCTATTATTCGTTTTTCAGTGAATGGAGGCAACAAAGATTTACCCTTATTCATTCCAGTTATTCAGAGTGGAACGGGGCAGACAAACCAAAATCTAACAGAATATGGTGTTGCCCTATCTTGGAATGCGGGTGGAACATCAACGAACTTGGTGGTAAATGGAGATTTAGAATATGTTATTTATCGCCCAGAGACCCTCAATCGTATTTTAGCACCTATTCCCCCTCCTCCTTCTAATCCTAACTTCGTAGGAACTTGGACTGCTCCAGCCCCTTTTAGAAAAGATGCCGTTGTAGAGTTTCAGAACCTTTTCTACCAAGCGAGGAAGGTAGTTCCCGCAACTGTTGGAGCACCAAATCTCAATGCTGAATACTGGGTTGGAATAAGTGATGAAACCGGCAGACCTCAAGATTTATCAAGCCGTTATTACTGGGTCTATACCTACGAACATTGGGTGGGTCTGGTGAATGAAACTCTGGAAATCGCCAACCAGAAACTCTATACCAAAGTTGCTCTGCTTCCACCAACACCCGGTGTTCCAACTTGGGCGACTTATGCCGACTGGCTTCAAGATAATCCAACGCCCCGCCTCTGGTTTGATAGGTCAAGTGGATTATTCAGTTTCTATTTCCCAGAGAGTTATCTTTCTCCGGCTACTACCGCCAAGAAGTATGAGTTGGCTCTCTGGCTGAATGTGAATATGGAAGGGCTTTTTTCAAACTTCAACAATGAATACTGGAACTCCCTTGAAACCTACCCCAACTACTACTTCCCTCTTACGCTACTTGTTCCTACACCTCCGGGCTACGCAAATAGAATATTGTGTGAGATAGAGGGGATAGGGAATAACATCAAGACTGGAACTGAGTTAGACGGCACACCCTCCACTAAAGTTTATATCCAGATGACCCAAGACTTCGCCTCCACAAGCACCCTCTGGTCTCCCATTGAGAGTATTGTTTTCACCTCTACCCTTCTTCCCATTATGAACGAACAGACCGCTCCTCCTAATAAGTTTGGAACGGGCAACATCGGCAACTCCACAACAACCTCCACAAGTGCTTTCACCCCTATTATAACAGATGTTGCTCTGGACTTATCAACCTCCGGGTCTCAAGATTACCGCAAGATGATTTACTACTCTCCCTCAGCCGAATACAGAATGACAGATTTCCAAAACGCCAAGACGCAGATTAAAAACATAGACGTTCAAGTTTTCTGGAAGAACCGTTTGGATAACCAGTTGTATCCGATGACAATGTTTAACCTTTCAAGCGTTTCTATAAAGATTATGTTCCGCCGAAAACTGATGTAGTCGTTTGCGGTTTGAGCGACCCGGTTTGACCCTCCTTCAATAGCATTCCTCCGGCAAACTGCCGTAGAAATGTTATTCATTCCAGCCAGTTTTTTTATCCGCAACTAATATATAAGAATGAGTGCCGACATTCAGAAGGAGAGTGTCTTTGACGACCGCATCGTTCAGTCCCGCCCCCGCTACGCAGTTGAAAAGGGAGCACTTTCTCTAACCAACGCCCCTTTTAACGCCATTGCCTCTACGGCTTCTCAGATGACTTTTAACATCTATGTGCCTTCCGAGAACGTCTTCGTGGATAGGGCATTGCGCTGGTCTGCTACGGCCAACCTTTCCTTCACGGCTACTATCCCTACCACTACGGCCTACGCTACTTCCAGTGCGTCTGCCTTGACCTCTGCGCCCTACGCATCTCCCGGTGCGGATTTCTCCTCTTGCCCCTTCCCTTTGAACTACGCTTGTCAGACAATGACGGCCACCATTAACGACACTACATCTGTGATTAACTCCCAAGATGTGTTGATGGAGGTGATGCGTATGACCAACTACAAGAAGAACTTGCTCCAGAGGACTTGCCCCACTATGATGGACAAGTATCAAGCCAACTACCTTGGCGCTCCTCCCTCTGCTGGTATCAACTC